AAGCCGACACTGGCGAGCGAGACGCCGCGACGCAGCTCGTTCGGGATCATGTCCGACGGGGAAGTCTGTCCGTGGTTCCCGTTGCGGCAGTCCTTCACCCAGGCCTCGAGCGCCTTGAAGTAACGGGCGCCGTAGTGCTGGTGAACCGCCTGAGCGAACGCGCCTTCCTTCTTCAGAAGCTTGCGAGTGCTGTTGACGAACTCCGCCCACGCGATGTAGTGGATCTGCTCGTCGAGCCCTTCGAACATCGCGCGACTTGTCATGACGAGCGGCTTGTCGAAGTGCTTGGCACGCGACTTCGACCATCCGTCGGCGACACCGCCTGCGCCCATCAGGGGCTTCAGGTCTTCCACGCTCTGGATCTCGCCCACCTCCTTCCCATGGAGGCTGGCCTCACGGTCATACGAGATCGGATAGTAGCCGCCCGTCAGAACTCGGGGCCCGTCAGGCGTGAGCACTCGTACCGCCGACGCCTCGACCCAATCGGGCTCGCGCCCGACGATGCGCCTGTACGTCTTGCCCGACGACTCCTTGATGTCGTCGAAAAGCGCCCAGACGGCCTCCGCCGCCTTGTAGTGCTCTTCCGTCAGGTACTCCGCGAAGAACGCCGCCATGAGCTGATCGGCTCTTGCCTGTGCTTCGGCAACCTTCGCCTCGTATGCCGGATCGCTCCTGTCCAATCCCTCGAAGAACTTGTAACCAGTGTGGTACGTCATCGTGGAAAGCGCTCGCTGACGATTGCCTTCATTGCCGTAGTTGAGGAGAAGAACGAACACCTCCTGCGTGGTGAACGCGTGGTTGAAGGTTTTGCTCGTCTTGGCCTTCAGGTCGGTCAAAGACTCCTTCAAAGGCCTGAGGATCTTGTCGAGCTTCATGGCGTACTTGGCCTTGAGCTCTTCTTCCTTCGTAACGCACTTATCGGCGGGGTAGATGAAGAGCTTGGCGAGGAGCCCTTCCCATCCGCCTTCGAGCGTCGCCACAAGCCCGGCCGCTCTCGCATGCACGAGGCCGAAGCGTTCGACCATCTCTGCGAAGCGCTTTGACATGCCGAGCTGTTCGTGCCACTTCTTCGCGTGGCGGCCGTGCGCGACAGCGGTCTCCTGCACCACCTTGGCAGCGCGCTCCAGCGTGTCCTCGAGAAGCTCGTTGCCCATGACGGTGGAGATATGCTTCTCTCGACGAGCCTGAGCCTCCAGCAACTGGATCGCATCGATGAAGCTGTTCATGCCGCCAATAGTCTCAAGCGCAGAGGTGTCGCGGTCCGCGATAGCCCGCGTCATGTTGCTCGTGATTTCGAGCCCATGTTCAAGCTCGTTCTCGAGCTCCTTGACCTTGTCATAGAAGGCGGCGTCCGGATCGTTGACGTGCACATCCTTCGCGTCCACGAAACCCATGTTCACAAGCGCACGTTGGAGCACCTCGAGAATGCGCGTGTCCATGGCGCGATGCGTCGCGACCTTGTACTTCTTGAAGCCGCGCACAGCCTTCGAGATACGCATAAGCGACTGTCGGGCATGCTTTGCCAACGCCGCCTGGTAGAGCTCCTGACGCTTGAACGCCACGGCCTCCGCCACGGCGCCCTTCGCCCACGCCTTGCGCGCGTTTCGGGCGGCACGGTTGGCCGCACGAGCGAACGAAGCGGGCTTGAGGCCAGCGATCTTCATATCCTGGACAACCGAATAGGCGAACGCATCGATCGCCTTGCTTTCGGTACGCGCCTGCCCGTTGAGCGCTTTCTCCATCGCGGCGAGCTCCGTGGAAACCACCTTGATCTTCGCATCGTTGAACGTCGCGGCGTCAGCCATGTCGCGCATGGTCGACTCGTCGGCGAGCTCAGGGGATTCCTCCACCAGGCGCTCGACCGTCATGGCGTCGATCGAGGCTTCAGGATCAAGATTGGCAAGAAGGTCATCTACCATTTCGTTCGAGTTGGGGTAACCGAACGCCTGCGCAATGTCCTCGAGTTTCTCGGGCTGACGGAAAGACTGGGGCGAAGCGATGCGGGCTTCATGGAGCTTCTTGATCTGACGCGGCGTATAGCCGACCTGTCTCAGGTCTTCGAAGGCGAGCTTCCATCGGATCTTCTCCCCGTCTTTCTCGTTGCCGTTCACCAGAGAGTTCCACGCGTGGTAGACGCGCGTCTTCTTGAACTCCTCCGAGACCTGCGCACGAATCTCTGCGATGCGCCCCTTGCGCTCCTTCTTCAGTTCGCGCACGAGCTTGTTGCGCATGTTCTTGACAACCTTCTGCAGGCGGATGTTGCGCGCGGTGAGCTCGGCCTCGGCCTGCGCGCCGACTGCCTGCTGCGCCTCCTGATAGGCGATCCACTCCTCCGTCGAAAGACCGGACTCGTCCTGCGCCGTAAAGAGGGGCTGCGCCGCCTGTCGCGCCATCGACTCCATCACGTCCTCCTTGGCGACGAACATGGCGTCGAACATCGCCTTCACGTCGTCATTGAGCGCGGCCCCGGGGACGTTCTCCGCCACAGTGTAGATGTCCTGAAGCCAGCGGCCGTACTCTCGGAAGGCGAGCGTGAGCTTCTGGGAAGGTGCTTCACCTTCGAGCATGTACGCCTCGAACGTGCGGGCGAACTTCTCATGCGCCGCCCGCTGATCTTCGGGCTTCATGGCCGCCCACGTCTGCACGTCCTTGACACCGAGCCAGGCGAGCGTGTCGTTCACGGACTGCACATACGCCTTCATGTCGTCGGGCATGTCCTTGTTCTGCATGACGTCCGCCGCGATCTGCGTGCGCATGTCGAGGAAAAGATGCCCCGTCTCGTGGAGAAGCGTGGAGCGATCGGCGCCATTCCAACGGGCGACGGTGCGAAGCGACGGAAAATATTCGCCGTTGTCACCGTTCTCTCCGTTGCCCATGACGAACTTGCCGCCGTACTTTTCCCACAGCGCCTTAGGAGACATATTCACCTGACGTGCGATGTTCGCCACCTGCGTCTGGATGAGCGCCTGCAGATTGCGAGCCTCGTCCTTCGGCACATTGAGCGCACGGATGTCCTTGCCGACGATACGCCCCACCTCGGAGAGCTCGTCTCGGAACGCTTTGCCCGCCGCCTGCGTCGCCTGCAGCTCGACGGCGCCCTTAACGTCCTTCACCTCCTCCATGGAGAGGGAGCCGCCGACCGACATGAGCTCGAGGACGGACTCGTCCTCCTGCACCATCGCCTTCACCTTGCCGATCGGCACCTTGATCGTCCCGCCCGTGGCGAGCGCCTCCGGCATCTGCTGCGCCACCTCAGGAACACTCGAGAACTTCTTGTCGAGCCCCCGCTGGTGGAAGGAGTTCGCATCGAACTCGATCGCCTCAACGCCCGCTCGTCGCGCCACTTCCTGCTCGTAAGCGGCGGCAGTCTCGGGATCGAGCTCGTCGACAGCCGACTGCGTTTCGCTCAGCTCCTTCATGGCCTCGGCGTTTCGGCGAGCACGCTCTTCCTCGCGGGCAATCGCGGCGCGCGCCTTCATGCCTGTGGTGAAGACTTCGACCGGCGCGGTGAACTGCTCGCCCACCACTTCCGCCACGACATCCGCCCACGAAGAGATCTCGCCGTCTGAAAGGAGCTGGCCCGCGGCTTCGCCCATGCCGCCCATCGCGCCCTGCACGGGCATCTGCAGGGCCATGTTGGCGAACTCACGCTTGTACGCCGAGTCGAGCATCTGACGCGTGGCAGACTTCGGCACCATGGAGACGCCTGCCAATCCGATCGACGCCGCGTCGAAGAGCGCCGTCGCCGCAGCGTGCTTCTCTGCGCGCTTGACGGCATCCGTCAGCATGTCTCGCTTCGCGGGATCAAGATAGGCCGAGGCAATCGACTTCGGATCGGTGAGGTCGATGCCTGCATCCGCCAAGTTCTCGAGTACGCTCGCGTTTTTGTCCATGGAGTAGGAGAGTCCGAACGTGCCCGCCATCTGCGCAGGGACGCCAGCGCCGCCGAGCAACGGAAGCGCAAGCAACGCGGGCGCATTCTGGGTAAACGAGCTCACGCCCAAATCGGCAAGGACCGTGAGCGGGTCTTTCGCCAGCGCGCTCATCACCCCCGAGAAGGAGTCCTGCGCCATCATCTCCTGAGTCGCCTGGGCGCTGGGGAAGAAAGAAGCGTAGCGTGTGAGACGCGCTGTGCGCTCGGACGCCTTCTCGATCTGCTCCGCGATGCGGGCCTTCATGCCCTCTTTCCCCACCATGAAAGCGGCGAGCCCCACTTGACCCGTCTCGTCTTCTGCAGTGGCAAAACGGTACGCCACGTCCTTGCCCTGCGCGATCTCGTCTTCGATCTCTTGGATGCGGCGGAGCTCCTTGGAGTACGCCTCCGCATCGGAAGCCGAGCCGAAGAACGAGGTTGCATCGCCAGAGAAGCTGCCCCTGGTGAAGGCGTTGCGAACCGTCCCCCAGATCGAATCCTTCTCGCCCGTATCGGGCGCCATTGACCAGATCAGCTTCTCACGAACGCCCATAGACGACAGGTCATTCTTGACGAGATTGGCGAAGGCGGGCTCGGAGAGCTTCTCCATGAGGGTCGGGGCCTCGGTGTACATCGTCGCCCAATTGACCGCCCGCGCCTTCTCGGCCGCCTCTTCTGCCGGCGTAAGCGTCGGCGTCTCTTCAGGTGTCATGTCGAAGACACGCGCCTTGCGAAGCCGCACAGCCGCCTGCTCAGGCGTCTCAGGGTCCATGAGCGCCTGCTCGTAGTCGGTCTGAGCCTGCGCCGCGCCATCCTGCGCAATCATGCGCTCAATGAAATCCATCAGTTACCTCCGTCGTCAAAACCGTACATATACGTCGTCTGGTGCCCGAGCCAAGATGGGCCCGTACTGCCTTCACCGACCTGACCGCCGGCGCGCGCCATGAGGTAGTAGCGCAGACGGGCGACCTGCGGCATCGGGCTGTTACCGTGCTTCGCCTTCCATGCAGTGTCGATCTTCTTCATCAAAGGCTCGTCGAAACTCACGCTCGGCGGGATCATCACGCGGAGCCGCTGATCCCCGAGCATGATCTTGGTGAGGACGTACTGCATCTCCTGCTTCGTCGGCTTGCGCTCCTGGCCGATCTGTTTGAGCCAATGCTCAGCCGTCTGCTCGACGACCTTGTAGGCATCCGTCATGCCGTGGTTCGGCAAATCGTCCATTGTGAGCATGCTAGCCACCTTGTTCGTCGAGCCGAGCAGTTCGGAGACGGGCGTGATCTCGCGCATTGCGAGATTGATCCGCTGCCCCACTTCGATCTCGTTGAGCTTCTTGCCAAGCTCTTGCCCTTGCAGACTCAGGACTTCCTGCATCCGCACCATGTAGGCATTGGCAACGTCCGGCGACTTTTCCCTCAGCTTCACGTACTCGGGGTTTCGCTTAAGCGCACGTTCAATCGTCTCACTGCTAATGACGAACGGGTCCTGTACCACGCCCATCGCGGCAAGGCGCTTGCGTGCCGCCTCATCGTCAGCCGCGTAAGTCGAGCCCTGCTTGAGGCTGAAATACCTCGTCAGGATGCGCTGACGATCCTTTCCGTTGAGCTGGTTCAGGTAGAGCGTCAGCTCGTCCTCAGACATGGACACGAGGAAGCGGTCATCGCTCAGCTTGCCAAGCGCGCGCGGATCAGAAGCGAACGTATCGCTCTGGTAATGTGCAGCCAGCTTCTGCACCTCGGCGGCCTCGTTCACGTCAAGCCGCGCCACCAGCTCCTGCGGGACCTGCGACAGATCGCCATGCGCCTTAAAAAGGATGTTCGAGATCTGCGCCTTGACGTTGTTCTGCTCCTGCACGTACGACTGCTTCTTCTGGTTGACAAGCGCCCACGCCTTCGTCACGAGCTCGTCACAGTAGAGCGGATCCGCGGCGGCACGCGGGTCCGTCCGACGAAGGTCTTCTCGGATCTGGTCAGGCGTAGGCCAAGTCTTCGCCGCGGCCGCATACTGCGGCGAGAACGCGGAGACGCGGGAACCCGTCGCCTCGTCGACAATCTCCTTCTCACGTCGCATGTTCGCCACAGCGCTCTTGAGCGTCGACTGCGCCTTCTCGGGCAGATAGTCCGTCCACACGCCGCCCTTTTCCTGCGCCTGCTTCTCAGCCTCGCGCACGGTCTCCTTGGAGGTGATGTACCCCGCCATCGCCATGTGCTCGTCGGCGAACTCGGTGAGCATATCGTTGTAGCGGGCTACGCCCAGCATGTCGTTGTAGTTGCGATCGGTCTTGAACGCTTCAGGATCCCAAGGTTGATTGGCCGCCTTGGCCGCCTCCATGCCCTGCTCAACGGTGAGCTGAGACGCGCCGTGCTTCCACTCGGCAGGAGCGCCTTCCTTCGTGGTGACAGACTGATGCCCGCCGTCGGACGTAATGGATGTAAGCGCATCGTACCCTCTGGCAGTCTTCACGAAATCCTGCGTCACGACACCTCGCTGCACAGCTTCGCTAAGACCTCCTCGGAGTACTTCTCCAGCGCTACCCAAGCCTGCGGTATAGCGCTCGATCTTCAAGCGATCCTCGTGCGCCTGCACGATCGGGTTGATGCGCTGACGAGCACGAGCAACGTCGGAGCCAAGCATCTCCTTCGAGTGCGCGCGAAGAAGCCCGAGCGCCTGGTATGCCACGGTGGGGTTTCGATCGGCGCCTGCCAGGAGTGCGTCGATGCCGTTCATGTACATGGACGACATGTTCTTCTTGATGTAGAGCGCCTTGTTCTCGGCCGTCCATCCCATGAACTCGGCGAGCTTATCCGCGGACTCATGGATCGCATGAGCACTCTGCGCAAGCATGTCAGGCTTGCCGGCATACGCTGCGCCCGACTCCACGGCCTGCGCAATCGCGCCTTCGTGCGCCGCCTTCTTCTGGGCAATCGCCTGCTGATAGACGTGCTGAGAGACGCCGGAGTAGGACGCGGTGTAGATCGCCTGTGCCTTCTCGCCGAACATCTTCTGCTGACGCGCGGTGAGCCCGGAGGCGAGCTCTTGGCCGTAGTCCTGAAGCCCCGAGTCCATTCGCTCGACAAGGCCTTTTCCGTCGAGGTCCGGCTCAAGCGCGTTGGCGCCCAGTTGGCTCGCCCAACCGCCTTCGCCCGACTCCATGTCGATCGCCTTGCGACGAAGTTCTGTGAGCGCCTCCGTCACACGGGCGTCGTCCTGTTCCGCAAGAAACTTCGAGTACCAGTCGTCGAGCTTGGCGGACGCCTTCGCCAACGGCTTCTGCACGTCCATCTCGGGAACTTTCGGAATCTCGGTTGACATCGGTCGATAGCCGAGGATGCTCGGCATGACCTGTGGCCCGCCGTAGTTGGGAACTTGTGCCATTAGGATGCTCCAAAGTATCGGTACCAACGGTCGGCCGCAATAAAGCCTCCGTCAATGACGCTGGAAAAACCCTCGGACTGCTTTGCCGCCTTGGCGTAGCCAGCCATGCCGGAGTAGATGCCGCCCTGCGCGCTCGCCTGAAGGGCCTGCTGCTTGAAGCCCCAGGCGGCGGAGAGCGCGTTCATCTCGGCGGTCTTCTTGTCCATCTCCTTCATGATGTCGGTGGACGCAGTGACCTCTGCAGTCGAGCCTTCGCCCAACACCACGCCGCTCGATGCAAACGCCGTGCGCTGTTTGGCTTTGATCTGGCCCGCGCGGTAGGTAAGCTGTGCGACGGCGGCTTCGCCTTGACGCATCGCAGACTCGGCGGAGAGCTGCGCCATCTGACGGTTCTGCTCGGAGATCTCGGCCTGCTTGTTCATCACGTAGTCGAGCGTCTTGCCGCCCTTCCACGCGGAGTACATGCCGCCGATCGCCTGCCCGATGGCAAGACCGATAGCTGCACCGCCCATCGCCTGATTAAAACCGCCCGCCGACGAAGCTGTATCTGGAGCGGTCAATACGTTCTGCGTGCCAGCGGGGCCTTGGATCGTGAGTGGATCCGTGCCGTAGTTCACGCCGCCCAGTAAATTGTCGAGGTCGTAGGTAATCCCCTGAAGTGTCAGTGCCATAAGAAAAAAGCCCTCATAGTTGAGGGCTAGGTTATCGGGTTGAAGGGACCTCATGCACCCATTACTTCGCCAAATCCCAACAGAGACTAACGATCGTGAGCGGCAGCGGATCCTTCTGACGAACGCAGATCTGACCCGAGTCGTTCCACTGCGAGATTGTGGCGACGGAGATTTCCTTGTCCATCAATGCCGGCGGGGACCCGTACGGCTCATCGGTTCTCTGCTTGTACTCGACAAGATTGTCAAAGTCAGGGCCAACAAAGACACCGGAAGACTTGTGCACACGCATGAACACATCGTTCACGTTCTTCATGTGCCCCATCCCAACCGAGCCGTCCGCCAGCTGTACCGCCACCGGGAGCGTCTGCAGGTCGGCCGTGATCGGCAGGCCCACGATGACGTGACGCGCCGATTGGGTGAGCGTGACTTTCCCGTCCTCCACTACGCGCTGAGGGAGCACACAACCGTCGGCAAGGATGTTGACCGTCTCGCCTTCGAGCCAGGTGAGCCCCTTCACCTCAGTCGTCCGGTCTCCGATGTACTCCCCGCCGCAGTCCACGCACCATGCGTCTTCCAACGCCGAGAACTTACGCTCGTGCATGCGCTCGACGTAGCGGACAACCGCTCCCTTGACTGTTCGACGGATGATGAGATAAACGATGTCCTCATCCCCCTCAGGCACGACCGTCACAGACTCGACCGCGCCGTTCACCGTTGTGTGCTTGTGCCAGCCGCCAATCGCCTGTTCAGGCAAGTAGGTAAATCCCAGGAGGCTGCCGTCGGCCATCGCCGCCCACACGATCGGATCCGGCGACTTCGCCAACGCCATGTCGACGATCTGCGAGTCTTCGAAGAAGTGCGCGGATCGGATCGACAAATCGCCTGTAGTGAAACCCGACGACTGCCAGTTGTACCCGAGCTCACGCACGTGCCCGCCACGGGCGGCAGCGTAAACGACCGTGGAGTTGACCACCACAGGCATGACGTTCGACGCGCCTATCTGCGCCTGCACTTCCGATCGAATCGCATCAGGCGCCATCGGGGCGGAGCCGCCCGAGTAGACTCGATACTCCGTCGTATTCGTCATCGCAAGCATCTGCTGGAGCGGCGTCAGATGCAGGATGCGCGACGCCTCCTGCGCCGCGATGGCGAAACGCAAGCGGTTGTCGTCCTGCGAGGGGAGCGTGTGACTCATGTCTGACTCGGTACCGGAGCGCGTCATCCACACCATCTGAGGACGCGTCGGCGTTCCCGCGAAGCATCGGCGCTGTTCGTAGTAGCAGACCGCGCCGGGGTAGTCGCCCGCCTTACCTACGTTGGCGGTGAGCGAAGCGCCACTGCCCACCGTAGAAACAACCGTCAACTTCGGAGACGTGTAGCTTTGCCCGCCGGACCGCACGGCTACCTTCTCAATGCGCCCGTCCTTCACAACCGGCACGAGCTCCGCGCCCCAACCTGTCGAGTCCTTGACGTCGATACGAAGAGACGACTGCTCGACTCCGATTGAAAAAACCGCCTTCGACGATGCAGTATCCGTCCAACAGTCGCTGGCCGTACACTCCCAGTATACATAGCTGTAACCGAGCTCGATGCGCGGGTTGGAGTATCCACTGCCGGGGGAGGTCACGGTGAAACCTGTAATCTCAGTCTCGCATACGTCATACTCTTTGCTGCCCCCGTCTCCGTACGAGATACTATCCCTACCCATCGTTTGCTTGACGACCGGCGTAACAACTGCGCCCGCGCCTGTGCCAGCTTCGTCATAAACCCTGCACCAAATTTCAGCGTAGCGATTAACGCTGGTGACTGTCCAGTCGCCGCCACTAAGTTGAGTCCCCCCACTTTTGAGCGCCACATTCGTTGTGTCAACGCCTCTGCGGTCATAGACGTACCCGCTCCCGCCGCTGTCGACCGTGACAGAAGTAATGCCCTTGCTCATAAAGAAAGGGTCGTCGTAGATAGGCGGCGTGATGCCCTCGTCAGGCGAGTAGTTGTCGTCGATGAACGACGTTTCGGTCGTCTCTCCGATAAAGCAGTACAAGCCCTTGAAATTCTTATAGACGCGGTATCGCTCCGCGTCTGCCACAGAGCCCCACGTGATCGTACAGGTGGCGTTGTTGAGGTACAGGTTTCCCTTCGTCTCGCCAACGGGACTTGCAGGGCTCTCCTGCTCGCTTCCCGTCTCAGTCTCCTTTACTGCCGTCACCTTGTACTTCAGGGTGTAGCGCGTCTTCTCCGCATCCGTGATCGTCTGATCTTTGCCGGCGACCACATGGTAGGACACTTCCGGCGCTCCTGGGGCAGGTAGCGGTGCGCCGAACTGAACGTCGACGAGACGCCAGTCGGTCGCACCATAGCGGCGCAACTCCTTCGGCGGGTAGTTCGGATGCACGAGCGTCATGATGTCCATCGACTGGACATAGTGGATGTCAAACACGTCGTCCGAGCTGTACGGCGTCTCGATCTCGTAGGGCCGCCCGTCTTCGCCCAGGAGGGTTTTGCCCGACGTGTGAAAGCGCGCGTACTTGTCGCCAAGCTCGATGGCAAGCGTCTGATCGGACGAGAACGTGAACGGGATGAGGCGACACTTCTTCGTCGGATACTTCGTCGTGTTCACGTACGCCGTACCCGGTCGAACCGTCGCAGGGCCCTGCGGAAGCACGAGGAAGTTGCGGCACTTCGCCAAACCCTGCTGGTACTTCTGATCGTCAAATCGCCCGTACATGGCGGGGGAGAGCTCGCCCGCCGAAAAAGACATTTGAACTTTGCGGATACCCATGCCTACCTCCTTACGATCCACGAGGGCGTGAAGCAGACCTGCTTGCGCTGCTGATTCGCGTCACGCGTCTTCGCCGTCGAGAGCGCCACTTGGAACTGCTTCGAAAGCAAGCTCGATAGTTTCTGCCCTTCCTCGCCCTTCACGCGGGAACCCGCAATCTCCATCGCGAGGTAGTACGCGAACGCCGTCACAAAGGTTGGCGAGAAGTAGCCCTCCGAGACCTCCGACGTCACGTAGGTCGCCACGGGGTTTTCCGCGTTCGTGTAGAGCTTCCCGCCCATCACTTCGAAGTTCGCGTCGTTGGGCTCCATGAACCACACCGGGTTATCCGTCCACCAGCTCGGCATCTCCTGCTTCGAGTGCGGGCGGACGCGGATGACGCGCATGCAGTCGGACGGCACCTCGTAGACGCCTCTCCACCCCGCCGTCTCCTCCGAGCTCAACTTGGCGAGGAGCTGGCGCTTCGTCGCGAACGACCAGTCGTGCATCTCGAGCATCGCCGACTTCGCGATCGGGTAGTAGATCGCGCACATCTTCGCCTGGGCCGGGCTTTCAGGCGGGTCAATCGATGCAATGCTCCCGGTGTCACCCAGGAAAGACAACGCCAAATTACAAATCTCTACAGCACTTGCCATGAGAACCTCCTACAAAAAGAGGCGCCGAAGCGCCCCTTTGTCATCACCTCTTCACGGAGGATCAAGCCGTCTTGATGGACGGGGCCTGTTCAAAGCCCGCGTTGTCCTGGAAGCCCGACGTGATGAAGCCGTGAACCGTGCCCGCCGAAACAGTGCCGGCAAAGTTCGCCTGCATGTAGCGCTTGTGATGGTACGGAATCGGGATCACGATCTGGGTGCCCGCCTTCGGGGCGGCAAGCGTCACCGCCGTGGACACGTCGGCAAAGCCGCTCGTCTCCGTGTCGGAGTCCTGCAGCGAGATCGTGAGGTTGCCCGTCACGTCGGCCTTCACCGTGAAGACGGCCACAAGGTCGCCATAGGCATAGCCCGTGGTCGGCTTGGGCTGACCGAAGTCAAGACGGAAGTCGGAGACGGCCGCGGCGGTAAGCTTCTGGCCCTCGTCCTTCGTGAACATCATCAGATAGTCAACAATCATTGTCTTCTCCTTACTTGACCTGAGCTTCCTTGAACTCGAGCACGTCGACGCGACGGAACGGGATGCCGTCGAAGCTCAGCACGCGGCGGCCACCGACATCGGCCAGATTCAGCTGGACGTTGCGGGAGTTGGCCTGCTGCAGGCGCAGGTACGTTTCGATCGTACGGTTCGTATAGAAGGCAAAGCGGGCTCCAGAGAGACTCGGCACCTTCGCCACGGCCTTCACGAGAAGCTCGTAGAGGTTGTGGCCGGTGGCGCTGTTTTCATCGGGCGGAACGGACTGGAGAAGGCTTTCCTTGATGTTCGCAATACGTACGACATAGCGCCAGTCGCGAACAGAGAGACCAACGTCCCAACCGAAGTGCGTCTTGAGGACGCGGTACTCGCCGCCATCCGGATCAAACGCGGCTTCTTCGCCGATGTCTTCCTTGGAGAGACCCGCCTTGGAGTTTTCGGGGTAAAGGCCGTGGACCGTGTTCGGGCCCCAACCGACGAGCCAGATGGAGGTGAGGTCGGTGCCCGTGCCGCCGGCGTCAATGACGTTGACAGCACACGGAGCCTTCTTCGGATCCTTCGTGTTGAAGCGCGGTGCAAGGCCCATGATCTGCTCGGGGTCCTTCGAGGAGTCGCCGTAGATGAGAGCGCGCTGAAGCATCTGGGACATGGCCTCGATGAACGGGCGTTCTTCGGAAGCGCGCCAGGATTCCTTCATGCCATTGATCTCGGCGAGCTTCTTGTCGACGGTAGCGAAGGCTTCAAGCATGCCGCAGGTGTCCGTGATCTGGGCAACCGTGGACTTGGACTGCTTCACGCCGTAGTTGAGCTTGCGCCACGTGACGGTCGGAAGACCCGTACGGACGGTCGTGCGGTGGGAGAACTTGTTGTTCGCCTCCACCCACGTGATGTCGTCCATCATTTCATTGGTTTCGTTGAGAACTTCAACGATGTCAGCGAGCTCGCCATTCGGATCCAGACGATCCATCATGTCGGCGAGCGTCGGATTTCGATTCGGCTTAGTAGTCGTAGCCATTCCTTATCTCCTTATACATCAACCACCATGTTGGACTTCGGGTAGCGGCGTCGAGCGCCCGCCGGGGCGGAAGCGCTTCCCGTCACACCGTGATCCTGCTGCATGGCCTTGCCGATGCGATAAAACACACGGACCACCTCGGGGTGCGCCCCAAGGCCGGATCCTCTCAAAAGCGCCGTAAATTCGGGAGTCGCAAACTGCTTGAGTGCGCTGTTCGCAACGCCGACATTAGCCTTGAAATTGGCGCCGCCGATTTCAGGGTCCTTCTCAGAAAGCGAAGCCCACTCGCGCGACTTCGCCTTCAAGTCATCCACCAGATACTGGCGCGCCGTGGGGACCATGGCGGCAAGCATCTTCTGGGCATTTTCCTGCGAGAGCCCGAGCTCCTTCGCCGTAGCGGCAAAGCCTTCGAGCTGAGCTTCTGTGAACTGCTGCCCCTCGACGTCGAACGGTTCATACGCCTCGGGCGCTGCCTGCGCGGGCTTCTGATCGCCGTCGTTCTGATCCCCTTCGCCCAGCAGGGACGGCATGTCCGCCGTCGGTTCGGTAGCGTCCGTCGCCTGACCGGTAGCCGCCGGTGCCGGATCGGTAGGGTTTCCTTCGCCACCTGCGGGCGTTGCGGGTTCGGCCGGCTCAGTCGATTTAACAGGATCAACGGTAGTGCCGTCTTCAGCCATTCTTGTTCTCCTTCATCATCTTGGAATACTGGTCGGGGCAAACCCGATCAATCTGCGCCATCAGGCGATAGCCGATGTCCTTGCGCCCTTCGGCATGCGCCATCGCGATGGGCATATAGCCCGCTCGCATGGGCGTCTCTTCAAAAGTCGTGCGAAAGACACCCGACTTCGTAAGAAGCCAGTGCATCAACCGACGCCCGCGCACATCCCGCATGAGCCACTTGAAGTCGGACTCAAAATCGTCCGAGGATTCGTATGGCAGTTTCTGTTCAGTCATAAAACACCCGCTACCTTGAGCGAAACTAGCGAAGAGATAACGCCGACAAGAATAGGAACCGCAACGCTCTTGAAGGCGTCCCACCACCAAGTTTTGCGTTCCCTCTCTATCCGGCGACGTTCGTCTTCCCGAATCATCTGCCTGTCGTGTTCTTCAACCATTGCTCTTATCTCTTCTAACCGCTTCTCAAACGAGGTATACTTGTCCATAGATCTTCATAGGTCCTCATCGCCAGACGTTGAGAGTCTTAGAAAGCCGTTCGGATCGCACCCCGAGCGGCTTTCGCTTTATGGGTTGAAGCTACTTTGACACGCTGTTTTGCTCTCATGCACCCATTGGATCAATAGCCCGCAAACTGCCCCATGATCTGCTCAGGACTCGCCGACTGAAGCGTTCCCTGAAGCGGAGACATTGGCGACGCAGGGACGGCGGCCTGAGCCGCTCCGAGATCCTTCGCGACAGAGGCCATCTCCTTGGCCTGCTCCATCTGCATCATCTTCGCCTGCTGCTCGGCTCTCTGCTGGCGGATGAGCGCCACCTGCTTGCCTGGCACGATCAACTGGGGATCAAGCCCCAGCACGTCCGAGTAGTAATCCGCCCAGTAGTCCGCATCGAACTTGTCGGCGAGATCGGGCTTGATCGCCACGAGCATGCCGAGGTTCTGCGTGAAGCGGTCGACCGCGTTGGTTGCCACGGCCCTCTGGGCCTGCGCAAGGATCGAGACGAACTCGACGTTCAAGTCGATGCCTTGAAGCTCCTGCGGGACCGGCGGAAGCATGCCGACCTGCACCATGCGGTCGAACGTCATGGCGATCAGTCGGTCGTTCATCTCCGCGTTGAGACGCTCGAGGACGGGGCCAAGCATCAACATCTTCTCTTCGTGGCGCTCGGCAATCTCAGTCGCAGTCGCGCGGGCAGTCGTGGGCATGCCCGTAATCATCAGGAAGATGTCTTTGTAGAACGCTTCATCAATGCGCCGCCGCACGTCCTGAATGTCCATCAGGAGCGCGTCCAGACGCAGATTGACTTCATAGGCAGATCGCACCCCCTGCACCTGCGCTACGTTGTCCGCCCAAACGATCCCGCCCGGAACCAGGTTCGCTTCCTGATTGCGCATGTCGGCCGACATAATGACCGCGGGATCGGCCTGCTGAGCAATGGCCTTGGACTTGTGAAGCTGTTGCTGTTGAAGCTGGCGAAGGTCGCCGAGCGCTTCCATGCCCGGCCCCGTCCCGTAGATGTCGCCGCCCGTCACATTCCAACGAGCTGCGAGAACAGGAAATTGTCGGAAGCCCGACTCACGAAGGATCGAGTCGCCCTTGCCGTTCTTCTCGAAGTAGACCGACCGGAACGGCATGTTCTTCGCGTCGCGCTTCTCGGGATCGCGAAAACTTCTCGGCTCGATGGCGTTAACCACCTCGATCCACTCGTCATAGTTCCCGCGATCGTAGAGCCTACGCACGTTCGGCGACACCTTGTCGTAGCCGAACTCCCCGACGAGCGCGGAGACCGTCATGCGAAATTCTCGATAGCACGTGTTCACGTCGCCTCGGGAATCCGTCGCAAGCGCGAACTCGCCAATGGTGAGCGGCATGCAATGGATGATGGAGTCGTAGTCGTCGAGCACGATCACAGACGTCGTGCCGAAAGCACCGAGTTCCTCGTACGCCATCTGCAAGGCGCGGTAGACATTCGACTGGTTGAAGACCATCTGCATGAGGGTCGTCACCTGCGTCATCCACTTCTTGACTTCGTAGTTCTCGTCCAACTGCGGGTTCTTCGTCGTGAGACGGAACCACGGGCGAGCCGGGCTCGTCATGCCCGCCATCATGCCGCCCGACAAGGTGCGAAGCGCTCGCGTGCCTGAGTTGTCCAGGATGGCGCGGTGGCGCTTGTCCCCCTTGTTGTTGTCGGAGACGAGGAAGCGCCCCGCGCGAGGCAGAAGCACTTCCGAGATTTCCTGCCAGTGCGGCATCCAAGAGGAGCGCTCAGACTTCAGCGCCTCCCAGCGCTTGCCGCACTGTTTGCGAAGACTGTCCGCCATGATTAGCCTCCCAGAAGAGAGGAGCCGCCGCCAAGCAGAAGATCATTCTTGCCGACGCCGCCCGGACCCGTAATCATCGTGGCGCTTCCGCCGCCTTGATTCTGACTCATGATACCGCTGACATCGACCTCATTCTGATTGGCCTTGTTGAACTCCATCTCCTGCTGCTTCTTCGCCTCGGCGGCCGCCTTGGCCTGCTGATCGGCGGCGCGGCGCTGCGCCTTGTCCTGCTTGTTGGCGCTGTACATGGAGGCGCCGATGGACGCCGCGGTTACGCCAACGGCAACTGCTACTCCTGACATAAGAGATTCTCCTTTCGAGTTAAGAGCCGATCGGGCTCATCAGTAAATTCGTTTTCGGCCTCCTCCACAGTCTTCGCATCCGTCGCGAAACACATGGTGAAGGACGAGTTTTCAAGGGCATAGACAGCGGCTCTTCGCCCCGCCATGCCGTCGAGGATATGGACGCCGCGAAGCTCCTTCGTGACGCCCCCATCCGTGATCCTGAAGTGCCCGCAGCAGATCAACTGCGTCGGTACCTTGACTGTGAGCCCCACGACCGCCGCGCCTTTCGGAACGTAGACCGTGCGGGAATACATACCCGCATGAAGGTGGTGCTCCGTCTCGATGTGGATCGGCGGGAACTCCGCCTCAAGCGCCTGCCCGAGGGCTTCCACAGCCGCGGCTCGTGTCGCAAGATCATTCATCGCACTTGCACCAGTAGCAGTTGTGCGTGTGCGTCATGCCGAGGCGATCGCACAGCTTGTCAAACTTCGTGCCCGGAGGGGCCATGAAGGTGAAGCCAGGAGCGCCTTCCTTGGCCGCAACCGCCTTGGCGCACCCGAGAAGATCAAGCCCCGTACGCCCACGGCGCCATGCCTTACGGAGGTAGAAGGCATCAACGCCGACGAGAGGAAACGGGTAGTGCTGGGACTGCGTGACGAGAAGCGCGGCCGCGCCAACAAGGCGCCCGTCGTCAAGCACGGCCACACAGCGAAGCTGACCGTCCTTGTCGAGCGCGGCATAGCGGGACACCTGCGCCTCGGCCGCGCCAATGGCAGGGTTGGCCGTCTCGTTGATGTACTCCGTCACCCAGTCCGTCCAACCGTCCAGATCGTAAAGTTCACCGAACGACAGCTCCTGATACGTAATCATTGCCCCCTCCACTGCTTGAACCAGCGGCGGCTGTTCCGAATTTCCTGACGCTTCGCAGAACCACAGCGCAGATAGTCGTAAAGGTCTATGACGCGCGCGGCAACCCATGTGGCGAGTAAAACGCCCACAAGTGCCAACAGAACCTGCACGTGCGCAGGTAGGTCAGAAAAAGCCATCATTGCTATGCTCAACACCAATTCGTCAGGTAAAATCAACCCTAAGACATTCATAAGCCCGTTCCTTATGAGAATCCTAGAAAGCCGTCAGAATCTTCACCTTCTGGCGGCTTTCGTTTTTCTAGGGTCAATCAAACCACGCGAGCTTAGTCTCATGCACCCATTACTTCAGACAGGCGAAGGGGTCGTAGTCCCGCCTCCCCGATCTGCGGTTGCTGTACTCGAGCTCCGCGAGCGGGATGTACTCCTCGATCTTGTACGCGAAGGTCAGCGCAAGCGCGTCTGCACTGTCTGGCGACGGCATGCCGCGCTTCTTCATGTCCTTCTTCGACTCGAGCTTGATCTGCCCGCCCGGCAGGATGTCGTACTCGGGCGCCGTCAAGTCGTCGATCAGGCCCTGATCGTTCGGGATCGTCCCGCCGTCCATCAGCCAGAGCTTCATCCTCCCCCACATCTCCTCACGGAGACGGGCGTACGTCCTCGGATCGTCCGCACCCGCACCGAACTGGATGCCGCGCACGGGATACCCGTCGTCGCGAAGCTGGTCCTTCGGGCCACCGCCAACACCGCCCTCGTCCACGTTGATGTAGATGCGGTCTCTCGGGAACCCGAGCGCCCTCACTTCGTCGAAGTGCCGCTTCACCTTGGCCACGAGTTGCGTTGTGGAGAGCCCCTTGAAGCGCTTGATCGGGAGCCAACCCCTGCCGATACGCGTGTAGATCACGCTGTCGTCATCACCGAAGCGCGCCACGTCCACGCCGATGATCGCGCACGTCGCCCCGTTGTGCGGCATGTCTCGCCTCGCCGCCTCCATCACAAGGCCCGACGGGATGAACTGCTTGTCGGACTGACTCGGGAACTCACCCTTCACACGCACCTTGAAGAAGTCCGAGTCTTCGCCGTACTCCTTGCGCCACTCCTCCATCTGCTCCTTGTTCGTGATGAACACGCTTCGGCTGTCAATCTGACGAGTGCTCCAGACGTTCTTGCGCTTCCCGAAGCATTCGCGGAAACGCCCCGTGTTTCGCGTCGGATTGCCGAACACGAACATCATCGGCTCACCGTCGGTCAGACCACCTTCCGCCACTTCCCAGATCACGTCCGGGACTGCCGAGGCCTCGTCGAAAATGTAGAAGGAAGTAGAGGACGCCGCATGCTGGCCTGCAAACGATTCGGAGTTTTCTTCCTTACACGTCTGCGCGTCGACGCGCCACGACTCAGGAGCCTCCTTCGCTTCGATGGACTCCGCCTTGATCTCGAACATGTCGGCGATGATCGAGCGCTTTAACCACTTCGAGATTTCCGCGAATGTCTTCGTCTTCAACTGCGACGCCGTATTCGCAGTCACAACACCCTTGCAGTTGGGACGCGTGGCAAGAATCCAAATCACGAGGCAGGCCGTGAGAAAAGAATTGTGCGTAACGATGAAGTCATTCGCCTGATAAAGACCGTCATCGGCTTCTACGGCGATGCACATCGTGTCCAAGTCGCCAACATATTCGATGCTGTCGATCCAGCGAGTTAGGTAGCGTTCTTCAATCGTAGGCTTGATCCTTTCGATGCGCTCCTTGTACCGACCGCATACAAAATCCCTCGGCATCGTCAGCGTGACGCGATGACACGGCCTGCCTTTAACCCGCTCGCCGTTCGGGGCGTAGTAGAACGCCTGCTTAGTCGTGGGCTGTACTCGAGCCTTGCCGCCGAGAGAACGCGCAAGCCACACGATATCTTCAGCCAGTGTGGCGCTCGTCGTGCTATAGCAGAGCGTTCCCTCTTTCGTTACCTCACCGTCAGAGTCCACGAGGCCTCTGAACAACTCCGCACGCTGCTCGACCGACGAAAACTTATACGTGTCCGGGATCGACTTTTCGTGACTCTTTTTCCCGAAAAGGCCGGCCTCTTTCGCCGCGGGAAGGATTCCCGGAATCGAAACCATAACGTAGTTTGCGTTGTATTGAACTCGGCACTCGTCAAGTGCAACGATATCGTCGAGGTAGTGAAAAACCTCTGGGGACGAAATCGAAAGACTCGGCGTACCGTGTGTCAGACTGCCGTTCCCGATCAAAAGCCCGACGAGGTAAGGATCGAGCGGAAGGTCCGCCTCCGGAAATTGAGCCGCGCCCTGACGAGGAATCTCCCATTGGCGGGCCATCGCTTTCCCGTTAGCACGCTTTACGCCCTTTTCCAATAGCTCGTGCGTCTCCAGTGTGCGCCATTCGGGCGACCCAGTGCGACGCTCCTGCCGTCCTCTCACAGTCCATAGGTGCTCTCTGGACACCACCGTTGAGGAGCCGTCGTCAAACGTTACCTTGTAGCATGGGCGGATACCCCTGTACGGGATCCCAAGGACTCGTGTCGGAGATCCGTCCGCACCGAAAACGAAGTCGCCTTCCCTCAAATCACCGAACCGCTTGACGCCCTGCGGGGTGTCGATAAGTTCCGTCAAAACGTGCCCTTTCCCGATGCCGTGCCCTGACGCAACCGCAAGGCGGATGGGCTTGACAGCATGGATCCCGTCGAAACCGTTTGCGCGCACCTGCTGCCCGATCTCGTCCAAGACCTCACACGCCCACTTGTCCGGCCCGAACTTGCTCCCCGGGTACTTCGAAGCCCAAGGCTCGGGAAGCGGTACGATCGACAGCTCGGGCGACTCGCCCCACGGGAACGCCCAAAGCACGAAGCGCAGAGGGTCATCGTACCCTCGCGCCAGCTCTTCGGCAATGTCGTCTGACAGTTCATTCATAGAAAATTGTCCTCATGGAAAAAGACCCCCGACTTCGGAAAGGAAGCCGAAGGTCGGTTGGTTAGGGAATGTCTTCGAAGTCGTCTTGAGCGGGCTGGTCCAGGTCGACGGCGCTCTTCAGCCGAATGCCAACTGCCAGGGCTTTGCCGTGACTCTTGCGAAGTTGAAACGACACCCCCCTCCTTGTAAGGAGTTTCTTCAGCCGCTCGGTCAACGTCCTAGGCCGCGCATCGGACGTCGGCTCGTTCATGCTCTCAAGCCATTGGCAATAGCTCTCGAACAACTCTTTCGTCGACGGATCGTTCTCCTTCTCCGGGCGCCCGATCTCGCACCGCTCATCAAACCACTGGGTTACAAGATCGTGCGAGTCGACATAGGCGTTCGACGCGTCCTGCACCGACTTCGGCACGGTCAGGCCCTCCTTCAGCTCGCCCTCTCGCCCCTCTAGAAGCCAATTGAAAATGCCAGAGCGCTCCGCCTTAAGCACCTGCGACAGCCCCTTGATGCGCATGGCGCGGTACTTGGGATCGTTCTCGAAGTCGTGCGGGAAGTCGATCAGACGAATGCGGCGGCGCATGGCGTTGTCCGCCCCCTGCATGTTCGGCGCAAAGTTGGTGGCAATGAAAAGCGTGAATCTGGCGGGAAACTCCTTCACCTCGGCGGCATACGCACCTCGTGCGGAGATCTTGTCCCCACCGGAAATGCGCTTCAAGTCCGCTGCGCGGAAAGACTCCCCGCTCCCGGTCTCGGAGCAGTACACGAATCTGGCCCCCTGCAGACGCACAATGTCCGCACGATGCCCACTTGCCGGCGTGCCTTTGCGGCCGATGACGGTCTCATCGCTCAACGCCTTCGAGTAGCCGCCCATCACCTCACTAATCGTCTCAAGAAAACTTGACTTACCGTTGGCTCCGTCGCCAATGAGCAGGTAAAATGCTTCCTCATCCGGTCGGCCTGCCAGCATCTTGCCAAGCACCTTCTGCATGTACCACGCCACTTCTTCGCTTCCGAACCATGTGGAAACGCACTTGCGCCAGGTGGGGCAGTCCGCACTCGGGTCGTACCGCACATTGCAGTACTTCACCATCAGGGCATCTGGTGCATTCGGCACCAGATCCCTCGTCTTCAGGTTCACGAGTCCGTTCTCGACCGCGATGAACTCCTCCATCGCGTCCATGTCGTTCTCGTCGACGTAGAGCTCACGCGTACGGGTCAGGTTCTTCAGGAGCTTGTCCAGCATGGCGCTCTCGCCGTCGAGACAGCGCAGCTGGAACTTGGCCGCCGCCTTTTCTCGGGCTTCATCCCCAGCATCCCTCGCTGCCTTGATCTCCTCTGTCAAAAGCGAATTGAAGATCTCGTCACGAATCCTTGTGCAGATCGAAGCCTCCGGCCCTAGGCGGTCCCATTGCCTCGTAGCGGGCTCAAAGTAGTACCAGCGTTTTGCCTGTGGCGCATAGCGGAGGTGATCGCCCCAGTCGCGAAGCACACGGCACAGAAGCCCGTCTTCCGTGAAAGCCTCCGCTCTCGCGATGACCATTCTCGCTTCCCGAGCGATCGGCCACATCGTGAGCGAACGCAGGCCACGGTTATTGAACGTAGCCCACTTCTTCTCCACTTCAGCGAAACCGTCATACTTGGCGGCCTGCTGACTAAGCTCATCCCAGAGGGCAAGCCCCTCAGGCGACCCAGACGTCTCGTGGTGGATGCGCATGCCGTCCTGGTACCACGGGGTGTAGGAGCCCCACGACTCCACTCTCGGCGCCATCAGCTTGCGAATCTGGTCGATCGTGAGCCCGATCGGGCGCTTCGGTACGAGCTCTTCCGCCAGGGCTTCGTCAGCATCGACGGCAATCGTGCGCTCACTACCCTTGACCGGCGCCCACCCGTTGCTCTCAACGAACTTTTCGAATGCGTCGCAGAGCGTCTGAACGCCCTCATACGTCATCAAAGGGAGCTCGGCAGCCGGAACGTCAACAGGCTCCCCTGAGAAAAAAGCATCCGGGTAGCTGTAGGGAAGCCCCGTTTCCGGGTGGGTGTGGTACAGAACAATCTGCTGCCCCTTGCCCAGAACCTCCAGCTGTGACTTCGTGGACTCGTCACCGTTCTTGACGTACTCAAGCGTCGTCTGCTTCAGCCAACGGCCTTCAGCCCTGAAGAGGAGCGCAAACTTCGGAGCCCGACCGACACGGTAAACGGCCATCGCGCACGCAGGATAAGCCTTGCAGAGGGCGTCAAAAAGCGCCTTCGCCTCCGCATCGGTTCCGCGAAAGTCAACGTCGATGGCGCAGATAGGCGTGTCACCGTACCCACACAGCACGCCGACGCCCTCACCCTCCGGCCGCTGTCGGCAAGCCTGGGCGGTGAGCGGAGAGTTCTGCCAGTTGGGCGTGGTCGGATGCTTCTTGCCTTTCGACAGCGGAACCACGGGGTAGCCGTTCTCGATGAGCCTCGGCCCTTTCTCACGGATGAACGAGGTCATAAATCCGCCCCTTTTCCAATGAGCTTTTTGATTTCCTGCTCCTTTGCTTGCGTCAGCGCACGCAGCGCATCCGCTACTTCATAACGCGGACAAGCTCCGCGGGAGTAGTTGGTGATGTTCGTTCGGTTAACCCCTACTCGTCTGGCGATCTCCGCTTTGGACATCCCGAGCGCAATCAATCGGTCAATACAATCTTTAGGTGTTCGCATGTGTATCCCTAAGTTAGTTATGCAACATGTGGACTTAGTTTAACGCAACACAAGAAAAATTTACAACTAGACCTCAAACGCAACACACGTTAAACTACAAGTACCCTCTCGACAACTCTTGAAGGTTCTAGCAAATGTCACACTTCTTCAATAACCTTATCGCCCTTGCAACGGCTCGAGGGCTGTCTATCCGAGCCGTATCCGACGGCGCAGGACTCCCACCATCCACCCTGTCTCGCTATATCAAGCGAGGTCCGACCGCAAACATCCGCACGTCTACCGTGCTCGCGGTCTCTGAGTTTTTTGCCGTGTCGCCAGAAGATATGATCAACAAAGAACTTCTGCCGCCCGTCGACGCAGTTACACTCGCTCGACTCGCACCTACCGCAGACATAGATATTGACAACTGCACGCCCCCTAGCAAACCCAACATGATTCCCCTGGTTACCCCCGCCATGGCGGATGATTTGATTAAACAAACCGATATCCCCGTTTGCAAAGACCCTGATGGATTATTTTCCTCAGGTATCGAAAAAGTAGCCCCTCCTGTTTTCCCCCAACTGCAAAGCGATGACCGCCTACTAGCTTATCGAGTAAATGGGAATGCAATGGCTCCATTAATTCCAAACGGGTCAATCGTATATTTCGTGCGCGTATCGCCGGGGGAGAGCATTCCCGACGGCACAATTGTGCTGGCCTCTACCGCCTTTAAAGGGAATGATATTGTCTGGGAGTATGACGACTCGCCATTCATCGTTGTAAGAAAATATTCAAGCGATGATTTATCGCAAATTTGGCTTAGCGCAATAAATCCAAATATCAACGATAAATACAAATCCATTCAGGGCGGCTCCATTATCGGGCGAGTCGTCGCGTGGTGCGTAAAGGCGTAATCACTTCCCCGCCACGCGCTGTCTGGCGGCAAGGATGCGGGAGGCAAGAGAGCTGTCGGTCTTCGCCTCCACCTTGTCGCCGTACTTCTCCGGCGCCCATTTCTTCAGCAAATCCAGGCGCGTCGACACCGCCAGCTTCCTCGCATAAACCGCGTCCCCCGTCTTCACGTCACAACTGAGCAGATTCCCGTCGTTGTCATACCGCTCGTACACGTCCTCCACCATCAGCGGATCCGTCGCCATCGCCAACGCCTCCTCGGCTAGCGCGTCAACGCCCTGCTCCCGAGCCTTCGCAACAGCCGCCTTCCACTTCGGATCCTTCGAGCACCATTGCGACAGCGCGCTGCGGCCAAGGCCCACACGCTTCGCAAAAGTCAGCATCATCCCGCCCTGCGCCAAGTAGGCACAGAGCGCGTCCAAGAGCTCCGGCGACTTCACCACCCGGCCCGTCTCCGCATCCGTCGGCAGATACTCCGGCACCTCGGGCAGCCCCACCATCGCCTCCGTCGCCACCCGACGCATCAGAGCCCTGTCCTCCTTCGTCAGCCCAGGACGACGCTTCCTCGGCCCCCACTCCGGACGCCAGTCCTCGTCCGGCGTCACGGGCTTGTAGTGCGCACGTCGCTTCGACGGGTCCATGTCGGACACCGTCTTGGGTGCCCCTTCATGCACGATCCTTACCACGGCTTCAGACGAGGCAGGAATGGGCGTTTTTGAGCACGCTGAGGCGCCGAACAAACCTTCCCCTTGTGGTTGCTCGTCCGAGGGTGTCGACGCCGTAGCGGCCCTGCTAGAGGGCTTCTCGAGGATCTGAATCGATTTGATCTTGTTTGCGACGGTTTGAGCCATTGTGAAAATTTCCTAAAATTTTTTTGGACGGTGGGGTGCGGGAACTCGGAAAAAAGGGAAGTTCGAAAATGAAATTTTTTTGGATGTGCCGGTCAGGCGAGGTCCCCCGCGGACGAGCGGCGAAATTGGGCCCCCACCCGGCCCCGACGAGCGCCTCAGCCGACCGACACCCGACTGTCTCTTATACACATCTCCGAG